AGCACCTTGGTTTAGTAACCAACGTGTATCATTAGTTCCTACTTTAACAATCCTAGGATCAGAAGTTTCAAAACCAGGTTTAGATACTTGGATCTTATCACCAACATTTGAGTAAGGTTTAATGTCGGTAGAATTAAGATTATAAACAACACCAAGTGTTAGTAAACTTACACCAGTTGCAGAAATTGTTACTGGTTTATATACTTCAGTCCCTTTTGGATAAAATACAGAAGAAGACGCTTGTCTATTATTGATAATAAACTGAGTTGCGTTTCTTTTCTTAAAAGTAATTGTCTCTGTGCCAATCAAGATAGAACCTTCTGCACCCCATCCAGTTGCAGAAAATACATTAACTCTATCACCAGTACTATCGGTACCTCCTAGTGATTTTGTTAGTTCAGTTTTAGTAGAGATAAAGAACTCACCATTGACTGTCTCTGGTGCTAAAACAATATTCCAAATTGGTTCACCATCTTTTGTGCCATCAGAATATACATTGTCTACTACAGCAGAAGCATAACCATACTCTGTAGTTGCTTGCTGTACAATCTGTTGACCTATTAATGCTTTTGGATCACCAGATACAACAGAACACTTAAGTGCATACACATTGATCCAGTCTGCATTAGAAGATTTGTATGTGTAATCTTTTGGTTTGTATACTTCTGGTTTATTGTTAGTATCTTTTGCAACAATAGTATTGAATACAAACTTAATAGAACTATTGGTACCCTTTGACTTATAAAACTTCTGAATATTTTTAATAAGGGTTCTCTTATCAATCTCACCCTTAAGATATTTCTCAGGGAAAGACCCTAAGTACTGTGCTTCAAAATTCTTGACTAAAGCGTAGAGAAATAAGTTGCTTATGTTATGTACTACAGCACCGCTAGAATGGGTTCCTGCCTCTGTGCTTTCAAATTGTGTCTCTTCGTATAGATCGCCTAGTGAAGTGTTACCACTGACGCCTCTAGAGCACTCTCTGAACTCAGTATCAGTTCTAGTGCCATAGAAAATAATCTCATTATCAATTCTAATATAACCGTTCTTCTTTGGAAAAGACTGTGCGTCGTCTACTGTGATTGTTGTATCATCAATACTAACATCTGCTGTTAACGTATCATTTTGCTTAAGAATATTCTTCTCATAAAAATCGATATCAGCATACTTCTGAATGTTGTTAATAACATCCAAAGTACCACCTTGAACTTCCTGTGCTTCGTAATACTTTTGAACAAACTTACTGAAAAGTTCATATTCAGAAGATATAAAAGCAGGAAGCTGTGATTCGATTAGAGTAGAAATTCTCTTAGTCTTTACAGCAGGCATTTAATTTACTCTTTGTACGCAGTGAATGAAGAATTAGCAACATCAACATCAAGATATACTTCACGCATTGCCTTGATGTCATTAGATAGTGGTTTTACCCTTAGTGAAATACGATTATCGAAGAAACTACCCTTAATGATTGTAAGAGCATACATTTTAAGTTCACCTTTGACATAATCTATTTCGCCAACTTCACTGTCGAGGAGGACTTTTTCACCAGTTACCCCATCTAGTCTATATAGGATGATTTTCCCCTCCTTATCCTCCAGATAAACGTCAAAATTAGGATATTCAGTAACCCGAAAGCCAGTAGACGAAAGAACAGGATCGTCGCATTCACTGTCGAACGCATTTTGGAAACATACTTCATAATAGAACGTTGAATTGAGTTGAGGAATGAAATCTTTCCTCATAGTTACCTCAGTTAGGTTAGAATTGATTGCACGGTCAGAATCATCGATAACTGCAACCGCCTTACTATACCTAAACTTGCCATTAAACTTCTCAGTATCACTTGTATCAAGATAAGACTGTACTGAACCGATGACCTTATCTCTAACTTGAGCAGGTGTCATGTCAGTTTTGTTTCTATCGTAATAAATTTTACTAGACAATTCAACATATAGAATTGATGGATCAATTAATTTTGGTTCTACTGATGCAACAACATATTTTTCAAGTTCTGTAACAATTTCATTTTTAGTTAATGAAGTAAGGTAACTTGCATCTTTTGGTTTTAATGCAATGAATACTTTACCGTATTGTGGTGGATCTTGATCCTCTCCACCAAAAATAATGATGTCACTTGTAGCAGGATACACTCTACGAACAATTGCTTCATAGTCCTGAGCGGTCACTGCACGGTCTTGTGTGCCATATGCCTTAGGAGCGGTATATTTTATCTTCTGAGTGCTTTCTATCTCTTCACCACCCGCAGAAGCAACAGTAGAAGTAATAGAGACGTTAACATTAGGTGTTACACCATTTACATTCTCTAATACACCAGAAAATACGAAAGTTCTAACTCCATTACTCTCAGAAGCACTGGTTGTAATGTAAGATACTTCGATTGCTGCACCATTTTCTAATTTTGCACCTAAAACACCATCACCCATGATGATTTCATATCTTTCGTCTTCAATCTCATCAATAAAGAAGACTTTTGATGTGCCATCTACACCTAGAATATTATCTGCAACCAAATATGGTTCATTTGCTCCACTACCTGTAGGAAATACCTTTACTCTAATTGTATTAGTATCAATGTTACGATTATCAAGAATAAATCTCTGACTTTTAAGAGCAGTGTTAACAGTAAACGTATTAGTAAGAAGTGTACCCTCTCTTATTGGTACATTTGTGAATGTTGCAATCTTATTTGAGACTTGTGCCTTTACATCATCAGTAACAACATACTGATACACGTTATTATCATAAGACGCAATAAATCCTGTCCCCTTCCTTAAAAACAATTCAGTGTCTGTTGTAGTATTAGGATAAGTTGCAGTAAAAGAAATATATGCTGTAGGTGATGTTGCACTCTTGGGTCTGTACCCTAACTGCTTCGCTAATGCCACCACATTGTCTCTCAAGGTAGCACTTTCAATGAATAGTTCATTGACTACCATGTTGGTATTGAAAGCAGTATAATATGTGTTATATGCTAAGACATCAAGAAGGTTTGATAATGCACTTCCTTCAAAGTCATAATCAGTAAATTCTGCTTGTCCTCTCAAATAATCTTTGAGAGCAACTTTGATATCTTCAAAGTCTAAGTTGGCAACCTGTGTATAAGGCATTATCGTGTACGCTCTAAGAAGAATTGAATTCCTACTGGTTGATCTTCTCTACCAACAATTGTGTAATACACTTCTACTTCATATCCATTCTGATCGTAGTCTGGTGTACAAAGAACATCATTAACTGCAATACGTGGTTCATATCTAACCAAAGTCTCCATAATGCTTGACTTGATCAGTCCAGCACTACCATAGTCTAGTGGTTCAAATAACAAACCAGAAACATCACAACCAATGTTTGGTTGAAATAGTCTCTCTCCCTTCTTAGTAAGAATTAAAGCAGTCATTGCTTGTACAATGGCTGCCTTATCCTTTACCTGAATCAGATCATTTGTTACAGGATGTTTCTTAAATGTTACGCTTAAATCCTTGAATGTCTGGAAGGTAGGCATTTACACAGCAATAGGCTGCTATTATTTATCCGTCTTTTCTAAATTTAGTCCACTCATTGAGGTATTCTCTTTTTCTCTTCATCTCAAAGAGTTCTCTTTCGTCATTCTTTTCAATTTTGTCCAACCATTTCTCAGCATCGTATTCTGAGATGAGTTTTTTGCCACTCTTTTTAAATTCTTCGGATTTGTCTACTTTAATTACCATGGTTCTTAGATAAAGTCTAGTGGTTGCTCGTCAGAACTTTTATCGGGGTTACCATCCCTTTCTTTTGGTGTTTCCCAGAAGTAATCATCAGTGTCGCCTAAGCGTCCCCACTCTGTGCCATTCTCGACTTGATACTCTATGGTAGAAACCTTAAAGTCTGGTGTCTTTGGATGCTGTGGGGTGATAGAGAGGTCATACAGACGCATCCTATTATTTGGATACAATGCATACTGACCATTCTCTAGTTGAATACAATTATGCGACTTATGCTCTTGTGGTACTTCACTCACATTATTATCTATAACATCAGGGTTCGCATGGTAGTTATCTAAAGTAAACAAATACTGTCCCTTCATCAGACCGTGGTCTCTTGTGCGGATCTCACAATCCATAGAAGATATAAACCCTTTATTAATTGCCATCACCCCATAGTCCATACAATTCCAGAATTGTAAATTCTCCAGAGACATATCCACGGTCGGCGTTTTCGGCGCTCGGAGAAACGCACTTATAGGCAACTTATCATACATCGCACCATACGTAGGTAAATACGTCTCAAAATAAAAAGCACGACCAGGTATACTCTTCGCAGATACCCAAACGCCCTCTACAAATTCACCATGACCACTTTGATGGTCAGTTAGATATTCTTTTCTTACCCATACCTTCTCAGATGGGAGATTACAGATCAAATTCATTCTAAGGGTTCAATTCCATATGGTGTTAAATCATAATAAGGGATTTCCAACGCTTCACCCTTCAATGGTGTAGGTTGACCTATTTTCGCTAAAATTTCAGCAGGTATCTTCTTCAAAGTAATATCATAGGGTATTGGTGCATTCGCAACACAAACTCTAATACATTCCCACTGTTCCTCAGTAAAAGTAATATCGCAAGGAACTGTAGGTAACTGCCTATCGTTATGGGTATGGTAATCACCTGACATTATTTTTCTTTCTTTGGATAATAAACTTCAACATAACTATCACACTTGGGACAGTGAAGGTTGGTGACAAAACTGTAATCCTCACAAAGTTCACAATCGTTATCACCACCCCAAATCAACTCGGTATCACAATGCCAACATTTCATTTACAATATGCCTCATCAACCTTGCATAACTCTTCTTGCAATCTGATATTCCTTTCATTACGATCGAACGTAAGAGTAGTACGAATGAGTGATAAGAAAAACAGTGCAATGATAATGTAAAAGATGTAAGGTTTCATCTACCTTGTCCTCTATATCTTTTCTTTGCTTTATTTCTGGACGTTGCTGAATACTTGGTGTGTTGTCCACGACCTTGCCTTGTTTTCTTTGGTATAGACTCAACATTCTGTGCTACACCAAATCCACCTTTTGCTTTTGCCATATTTAAGTTATTCTAGAACCTATGATTATATTAGCATGTTGATACGGTCCTGTCAACGGTCTTGCTGTACCAAACATTGCTGCTTCATCTCCAGTCACTGCAGGTAATCTACCGTCCATAAAAACTGTCTTATTTACAGTAGGAGTAACTATCCTAGTACCAGGTTGACAAGGAGCAGGTATTAAAGGATTAATCTTTTCACCATCTACATCATCTGGACTACTCGTAGCATCATACGTTTTTAATACCTGACCTTCAATCTTAATCGTATTTGAAGTAGTAGGAGTACCTCCTAATGCTTTTGCTTCATATAAACAGTTACCATCTGTACTTACTGTATCTACAGTATCTTCTCCAACTAAGTTCGGCATTTCTTTATAAAAAGTTTTAAACGTTTTTTGGCTTGACGAAGTTTCTGAGGTCTTAACGTCCTCTTCTGTTCTTTCTTACTGTGATGTATCCAGTTTGGGACTTTCATGGTCTTCTAATAGAACTTCGTCAACATATTGAGGATGTTGCTTTAGAAAAGGCACATCTTCCTGTGCATGTTTGATTGCATCATATGAAGTTTCTGCATATTCGCAGATTTCATGGTGATGTCTTTGTTGGTCATGCCAACCAATGGTGTAGTGTGACATTAAACTGCCTTGGCGATTTTAACAAGGTCTACTTTCAGACCTTCCACATTATTATGTAGATAATCCAAAGTGTCACTTAAACTTTCATGTTTCGCTGTGTCAGGTCGCCTGTACATCAATTGTGGTCTCTCGAGCTGGCAAATCCGCTGGTCCAGGTTCTCTAATCTCTCTGACAGCCTCAGGAGTGCTGTTTCCAATTCTTTCTGCCTCTGCAGATACTCGTCCATCATTTTGATCACCTCTTAGGAATGCATTGGATGCCTTTGTCTCGAACTCGTCACAGAACGCATCGAAGTTCTCTAGTATAGCATCATAATTTTTAAAGTCAACTTTTTCGGGCATTTTTTACCAGGAAAATTTTTTTCGTTTTAAAGGTTTTAAAAAACCATTTTCAAAATATATTTATCGATCGTCTGGATACTTTTGTAGGTTAGGGAAGTACACCTTTTTTGATATCGCTTGGCGACCCGAACCCCAATAAAAAACCCCCGAACAACTGTC